TGGAAACACGGGTTATCTAACTTTATCCCTAATTTCTCGGCTTATCTGTGAGTAGCTTTTATCTAAACCTCTAGCTAAGTCATCCTCGCCATATAATTCTAATTGTCGTTGAACCACAAATGTATAAGCACCTTTCAAGTTTCCAAAAACGCCTATAATCCCACAATCTACATTTTCAACTACATATATCGGTTTCATTCGATTCTCCAATCATTAACTTATTTGCCATTGTTGGCTAACTCAAGTTATAACCCTTTTAACATTACGTCCTACTAAAAGTTAAAACTATTTTAACACTGCACGTAAGGTGGCAACAAAAAAGGGTATTCCAGAGTTATTATATTGATGGTGGATACTACTATATTCTTCATATTTGGTACTTTAGTTGGCTCTGGGATAACTGCAATTGCTTTTAGACTCGGAGCTGATACGTTTAAGATGGGTGTTCACGTTATAACAGACCCACCAGAGGATTCACCGGAGGACGAGATTCTGGATGAACTTATACCAGATTCCTATAACTACGATACATATACAGACTACATAGAAGACCTAGAACAAGAAGAAGATGAAACAGACCCCAGACTCCCAAACTAAACCAAGGACTAAACCAACTCTCTTTGATAGAGCAGTTATCTGGGTACTCACCAAAGTCCCAAGGGTAAGGTTCATACTCGACCAAGGTATAGGTGAGGCATACGAGCAAGGCTTTCAAAAAGGTCTAAGGCACGGAGCATCATTATCTGGGAGCAAGAATTTAAAGAGCAAGGTCACCAAGATACTCAAGAAGATGTATAACTGAGATGAGCATATAAATGGATGTGGTAATGCACAAGGGCAAAGAAGCGAAGAGAAACCTCACTACTGAAGAGCGTAAAGAGATAGTATCAAAACAAGTAAAAAACAAGCCTAAACGTGCGGAGAATGGTCAACTATTGGAATCTGGTAACAAAGCGGGAAGACCTAAGTCTGGGTTAGCTATGGTAGACGTATTTAGAGACCATAAAATGGCATTTGAGGTCATTAATAAGATATTTGAGGTAGCTGTCACCATTAAAGATGATAAGCCTCACAAGGATGCAATGAGCTGTGCAAAGCTAATAACAGAGAGGTTCGTACCACAACTGAAAGCTACTGAGATACGTGTAGATACAGATGGTACAGAGAACCTTATCTACCTACCTAGCCAGAGAGATGTAGAGGACGTTGATTGATAGTCAAGTGCGTTCTCCTCAATAACTACTCAAATGGTGATAGATATGGTACTGAGATTGGCAAGATTATATGGTACACAACAACAATGTATGAGAATCACGTGATTATGATTCACGAGGAGAGGGGAAGCTAGTTGCCGTATATGTATATATATGACCAACAGCTCTATTTGATTAACGTAAGCCCCTTATCCCAAAATAATTTGAATGAGATTTTTGCTTTTTGAATACACTATGGAAACCCCACAAGGGACCCCAGACACTTGCTCTGGCCATTAATGAAGGCACGTACGAAATACTATATGGGGGTGCACGTGGTGGTGGTAAGAGTGATGCCGGTATTGTATGGATGCTTAAAGCTGTGCACGATCCTAGTTTTGTTGGGCTTGTCATTCGTAGGAACCATTCTGACCTCCGTAACTGGCTTGATAGGGCCGAACAGCTCTACACCAATGCAAAGATATCTGGAAAGCCTTCAGTCTTTCACTTCCCATCGGGAGCGAAAATATACACTGGGCATCTCAAAGATCAGAATGCGTACAGTCAGTTTCAAGGGTGGAACATTAACAGACTTTTGATTGAAGAGGTGGGGCAAATACCCACTGAAGAAAGCTATTTGAAATTAGCCAGTTCGGTTCGTTCGGTTGGCAACGTGAAACCACAGATTTTTTTAACTGCAAATCCGGGAGGACCGGGACACCAGTGGTTAAAGAAGCGGTTTAAGATTGGTAAGTCCGATCCAAACAAAGCCTTTAAGGACCTAATAAGCGGTCGTAAGCGTGTGTTTATCCCAGCTACTATTGAGGATAATCCTACTTTGATGAAGGCTGATCCAGCATATGTGAAGTTCCTTGAATCCTTACCAGAGCCCTTGATGAGAGCATGGAAAATGGGTGACTGGGATGTGTTCGCTGGGCAATACTTTGCTGAGTGGGAGCCTAAGAAACACATCATCTCTAGAGAGCAATCAAAGGAGCTTGGGTTTGGTTCTCCGTTAAACTACCGATACATTGGTATTGACTGGGGATACAGTGCACCGTTTGGTGCTATTTGGGTCGAGGTTACCCCAAAGGGGAAGGTTCTTTGTTACCGGGAGTTATACGGCACTGAGAAACATCCTCAAGAATGGGGCGAACTGATAGCCAAGCACTCTCAAGGTGAAGAGATTACAATGGCTCTGGGTGACCCATCCATGTGGACCAGAAACCCAATGTCGTGGAGAAAGCCAGAATCTCCTATGTACGCTGATCAGAGTATTGCAAGAGCGATAATGGGGACTGATAGTAGCTTAGTTCCAAACCTAAATCCGGCTAATAATGACCGGGTGAATGGTTGGAGGAATTTATCTCAGAAGATGCACTGGGATGAGAAAACAGAACCGAATTTTTATGTGTTAGAGGGTACGTGTCCAAATTTAGTGAGGACCATCCCGGATATGATTTTTGATGAGAAACGACCAGAAGATTTAGATACCACGTTAGAGGACCACATTTTAGATGCGACTCGATATGCCTTAACGCATTGTCAGAGTCCAGTGGAGATTGAAGCTAAGAGTAAGGACCAAATTAAGTACGAACAACTTATAGACCCCGACCCCGAAGGTTGGACTTATAGCTGGAGCTAATATGCCAAAGTTAGATGGTAAAAAATTTAAATATGATAAAGAAGGTATGGAAGAATACCAAAAGGCTTTAAAGAAAAAAGCTGATTTTAAAGTTGGGGTGATAAGCCATAAAAAACCCTTTACTCTTAAAAAGGAAAACAAAAAATATAAAATGAAAGCCTACATCAAAGCGTTAAGGAAAAAACGTAAAGAATATGAAGATGCACCGGGGAACCCACAATAATGGCTACTAAGAAGTACCCAAAGGTGAACATGGAAGAGTACGCTGAAGATAATCTTAAGAAGCTCAATGAGCTTGAGAAGATGTTCCAATCTGCTAAAGAGTCCCGTAAAGGACGTATACCCAGATGGAGACGTAATGAGGAGTTGTATGCTGGGCAAATATTAAAGCCCTTTAATTTACCAAAATATAAAACTCGTATTGAGCCTAACATAATCCACTCAATTATTGAGACTATGTACTCTATCTTAACTGACCGTTCGCCAGTGGTGGATATTATGCCAAAAAGAGAAGAGCAAGTAGAATCAGCTAAGATGGCCCAAGAGGCTATTGAATCTGTGATGGAGGGTGCTAAGTTTTCACGAGCCGTGGCTATGATGAAACGGGATGGTCTTATTTTTGGTAATGGATTTATAAAAATTACAATGCAAGAGGGTAAGATTAACTATAGCGTTGCTGACCCCTATACCGTATTCATTGACCCCCTAGCTACAAACCTTCAAGATGCCCAGTGCGTGATATTCGCCACCCCAACATACGTGGATGATATTTTCGACCTTTATGGTAAGAAGGTAGGTGCAGAGGGTAAGATGAATGAGTACAAGTCGTTTGTCAAGTTCGATGCAGACTTTGCTACCGATAAAGCTAATCTAATAGAATTAGAATCTGTATCTCCGGTGGATGAAAAAGAAAGCTCTGACTACCGTGGTGGTCAAACATTATTAAAAGAATCATTTTATAAAACTAAGGATGGGTGGAGACTGGCAACGTGGGCTGGTAAGGTCCTCCTCCAAGATGTCGAAAGCCCTTATGACTTCTTGCCCTTATGTATGTTCCAAAATTATCAGTCCGCCCATTCTATATGGGGCAAGGGCGAACCAGAGGTGGTAGAGAGTTTAAATGTTGGTTCAGCCATCGCTCTATCTCAAGGGATGGACAATCTTATTATGCACGGTAACCCAGCTATTGTGATGAGTAAGTCCCTAGCTAAAACTCAAGGGAACCGTCCTACCGATAAGCCCGGTCAAATTTTTTACATAAATGGTCCACACGAACGCATCGACAGAATGAACGCTGGGAACATATCATCCTCAACCCTCCCAATGAGTGAGAGCATGATCCAGTTAGCCGATACCGTCTCTGGGGTACATGAGGTATCTCGTGGATCAATAGGGAAGGGTGTAACTGCATCTCGTGCTATCAGCCAGTTACAAGAAGCATCTCAGCAAATTATTCGTGCGAAGGAACGTGAGATTGGGACCGATGCCATTATTGATGCTTATAAAATTACGCTTCAAATGTTAAGCCAAAACTATGAAGAGGCTATATCAATTAGAACCTACTCCGATGACGGTGGGTATGGTTTCCGTACAGTAGCTCCATATGATATTGATTTTGATATGGACTTTAAGTACGTACCCGGTAGCTCTATGCCAG